TTTAATGCAATGTTGTATTGTAAATTTAATGTTTTTGGATTAATGTAATTTGATAGTAAAAAACATATTGAATTATCTTCTTTAGTTATAAATTTATATTGTTTTTTTAAGTGTGTAAAGTGACCAATTGTTTCACCAAAATATGATCTACCCATATATTTACCTTTTTGATCATAATGATAACTAAATGTATATAAAGAATCAATAATGCTATTTAATACACTATTCTCACCATATAACACTGCATTTAAGTAACCAGCAATTTTTCTTGTATTTGTATCTACTTCAAAACTATCAAGGTAACTTTTTGTAAATTTGTTTAAAATGTTATTATATGTATAATATTCATTTTGTGTGTTGTTTTTAAATCTTATTTTTGATAATATTGCTTTTGTTTCATAAATTGTTAAATCACATTTTTGTGTTAAATAAATATATATTAAGCATATATTTTCTAAATATTGTTGATATAAATCAGGTGTTGTTTTTAATCCTTTTAAATATAAAAGTTCTCCAGTATAAGGATCTTTTATTTCAATTAATTTATTTATTATCGTAACACATTTTTTGAATGGGAAATAATTAAATGTTATTACATCTTTTATTTGATCATATAAAGTTTGTGAATTGTAATTATAACCCATTGTTACTATTGGTTTATATTGTGAAATTGTTAGATCATTGTAAATTGATAAAACTGACATTGTTGTTGGATTTTCAATTATTTCTTTTGGTATTCTATTTCTAACATTTAGTATATCTTTTTCCAAAGAATAAACTGATATTTTGTATCTATTGTCCAATTCATAATCTTTATAATTGAATAAATATTGAATTATTGTTTCAGGTGGATTTTTTATTTCAAAAGACCCAATTTTGTGTGGTGTTCTAATTGCTATTTGTATTGGTGATCTATCCATTTCTTTAATAGTCTCTATTCTCAAACCATCTATTACAGAATATATTGCACTATATGTAGGATCACATTTTGTTATTATTTTGTTTATTTCTATTTTGTCATTAGTTGGTAAAATATAATTTTCTTCTTTATAAATTTTGTTATTATAAAAATCATTATATTGTTTTAATCTATATTCTTTTATACTATATAAATTTTCTTCATCATAAAATTTTGGGTTTAACATATCACTTACATTTATTATCATTTTTATTATTTTTGCTTTTATAAATTTTGATAATCTCATTGTCATTTTTGTTCTAGTTGATTTTGTATATGCTTCTGTAAAACTTCTATTAAAAAACATTGATTTTATCCAATCAATTAATAATATTCTACATTTTGGTTTTATGAATTTATAAGATATGTGTTTTTCCCAGAATTCATTTATATTTTCTGCACCCCAATGTAAACTTCTTCTTAATTTCAAAAGAGCTCTATTTTTTGTTTCATACATAAATTTACCTTTTGCTAAACCATAGGAATAATTTAAATTTTCTGTTAAAACTTTTTCTTCAGATTCATTGTTTTTTCCAACTTCATAAAGAAAATGAATAATTTTTTTAATATTTGTGTCACCATATTCCAATAATCTATAATTATTACCATTGCCTCTACAATATAAACTAAACAATGGTAACATATCAGGTAATCCAAAAAGTTCTATTGGACTATTTATTATCTCATTGAATTCTTGACCTGTATTGTTATGCATTTTAGGTAATATTGAATAAGCTTCTCCAATACATATGTTGTGTAATCTTTGGAAAAAATACAAAAAAGTTTGGTTACAACCTACTCTCATACATTCACCAACTCTAGAATAAGCAGCTTCAACATCTGTTTGAAAACCAACACAAGGTAAATTCAAATTTATTTCTTTTGTTTTTTTTATTTGTGGATATAACATCATACCATTAAATGATATTAATGATACAAATTCCATTAAATATGGTTGACAATTTGTTTTCCTATCACTATCTGAA